ATCCACAATTTTGTACCTTCAATACAAAAGAATGGATATGGTGGAGGTGATAGTGATGATACAGGAGATGTAACTACTTATGGTGACCAAAGATATATTGCTTTAAGTAATAAATACTCTAATAATTACGAAATATAATGGGTAGATACACAAATATAACAACATTAAGAACAACAGGGGGAAAAAGATATAAGGCGACTACTAAGTACCCTGATATTCCTCTTAGTTTTGATGATATTTACGTTTATACTGATGAGGGAGATAGATTTGATATTTTAGCCCAAGCTTATTATAGCGATTCTAATTTATGGTGGGTTATTTCCAATGCAAATCCTCAACTCCCACAAAATTCAATGTTCCCACCAATAGGAATACAAATCAGAATCCCAGGTAACATAGGAAGTATATTACTTGAATATGATAAGTTAAATGAAATTTAGTTATGGCAGGAAATATAATAGGAGAACCAATAGATGAAAAAATCTTAGAACAAATTGATCTAAGACAGAAAATGCATGGGGCTGGTTATAATGCCTCTTCTATTAGTAGAGATCCTAAAATTTTAAACTATTTAAATAACCGAAATGCTTGGATAAAAATGGCATCTGGTGTTAGTATAGATGGAAATGAAGGGTTAAAAAAACTAAAAGATCTCTCCACATCAACTAACGGTTACCTTTCAGATAAAGATTTACCAGGTCTAACAGGAACAGGTTTAGCCGAAAAATCAGTATTATTTAATACTATTCAAACTTCAAACCGTACTAAGAATTCTAAAAATGCAGGGTATACTCCTAGAAAGGGGGTAAGAACAGATAATTTTTTTAAAAATTCCACAGATAAAATGTATGGTGGTTTAGGTAGTAATTCTAGAGGATTACAACCAGTAGGGGGTATAACTGATATAACTGTAAAAGCTTTAAATAGAGGTTCTATTAAAAAAGCAACAGTAAATGTAAAAGTATATAATAAATTTCAATTTTCAATAATTGAAATGCTTTATTTAAGATTAGGTTACATAATGATGTTAGAATGGGGTTGGGATAAATATGTTGAAAAAATAGATGAAAATAATAAACCAATTATAAAAGATACTCAATCTACAATAATAGAAAATAGTTGGTTTGATGGTGAGTCTTACACCCAAAGATCAATGTTAGATAAAATTAACTATTATAATAAAAAATATAAGGGGAATTATGGTGGTTTTTTTGGTAAAGTATCTAACTTTAGTTGGAAATTAAACCAAGATGGAAGTTATGATATTACTATAAATTTAATAACATTAGGAAGTATAGTAGAATCCCTTAAAGCTAATATCTCTACCCAAGATTTAACTGAGGAAGAAATTAAAAATACTCAAGTAAATTTAGCCAAAGATTTTAATATAAGTAAAAATACAGAAACAGGAAAATATGATAATTCTATAATTGATAATTTGGGGGACAATACAATTACCCAATGGGTAAGCACAACTATTATTTCATTCCCTTTTAAAAATAAAAATTATTTATACTTACCAAACCTAGCAGGAGAACCTTATGATTCAACTAATTCATTAAGAAACAAAATACCCCAAACTTCTCAATATTACGTAAGATTTGGAACTTTTTTAAATAAACTTCAAACTCTAATTATAGGAGCTTATAAAAATGGGAATGCTAACGGAAAAATCCTAGAAATAGAAACCTCTGAGACTAATAATATATGTAATTATGTTACGAATTTAATCCCTTTAGAAAGCAATAAATGCGTATTTTCTATCCTTTTTGATAAAAGTATAAGTAATAAATCATACTTAAATTTAAATACATTTAACAAACCCTTAAAACCTTTTGCTGTTAAAAGCGAGGAGAATACAAATGTAGTATATGGTAAATTAATGAATGTATATTTAAATTTAGAATTTATTAATTCATCTTTAGAATCTAACATAGATGATGAAGGGAATGTTAGCGTATATAATTTTTTAGAATCTCTTTGTAAAGGAATAAATGATAGTACTGGTAATACAACTAACATAGAACCTTCAATTAAAAATGACAAAACAATATATTTTCTAGAAAAAAACCCAATTAAAGGGTATGATTCTTTAGATAAAAAAGAAGAAAAAAAGGAATATCCTTTAGAGATTATGGGGTATAATTCAAATGGTTCTTCTAATTTTGTTAAAGATTTCTCATTTCAAACAAAAATTACTCCTAATTTAATGGCTATGATTTCTATAGGAGCTACTGCTGAAGGATCTTCTACTAAAGATATTGATGCTATTCCTTTTAAAAAATGGAATAAAGGTCTTAAAAATAGATTTGAAGAAGGTTATACCGATTCCCCTACTATAGTCGATCCTAAAACGGATGATGAAATTGCAGCAGAAAAAATTAAAAACGCTTTTAAAAGTGATTTAAAAAATAAAAGCAGTAATATAAAATACTCTAGTTGGGGTGTAAATCATTATGATTGGACTTACCAAAATAACCCATATAAGAAAATTATACCCTCAGGTAAGGAATTAGAAGGTCCAGAAAAAGATATAAATAATCCTGAATTATTAGATGAAGTAGTAAGTAGGGTTCAAGAATACCAAAAAGCTAAAGAAGATAAAGAAGAGAAAATAGGGAAAAAAATTATTAGTAGAAATGGTATTAATTCACTCCCAGGGTATTTAAACCATTTAATATATGCATTTGGTGGAGAAACTGACTTTGTTATTAAAACTAGGGAGAGGAGGAAAAAATTAAAAAACCCCTATTCTAGTATTACCAAACCAGTAGAATCTGGGAAATGGTGGAATGGGAGTGATAATCAAGATTTTATTAAAAAAGGAATATCATCTTGGAAAAGTTATATTAGAGAAATTAACCTTATAGACTTTCAAGAAAATAAGGTTAATTCAAGTTTAAGTGGTTTTATACCTGTTGAATTAGGTATTACAATGGAAGGTATTAGTGGTGTTAAAATTTATAATAAAATTAAAATTAATCAAAAGTTTTTACCTTCATCATACCCTGAAGCTTTAAAATTTATAATCAAAGGGGTTGACCATAAAATTTCAAATAATGTTTGGGAAACGGATATTACAACTATTTCCACGTCACCAACGGATAATGCTCCTACAAACATTCCAATTATAGTTAATCAACCATCAAACAATAATCAACCTATTGAAGTAAAAGGTCCAATACCTCCAAATAACCCTAACGATACTTTAGTGATTGAAGATTGGAGAGATGTTGATGATGAACCATTTGATAGTGAAACTTATGGTAAAAAACAATCTGTAGAATGGTTAATAGGAGAAATGAATGTTCATACTCAAAATGTGTGGAGAGGATTTTTTAATAAATTAAAAGCCCAATACCCTGGTTATACTTTAAAAATTAATGCCACTTATCGCACATATCAGAGATCAAGAGAATTAAATAAAGAAAACCCTAAAAATGCAGAACCTGGATATTCACCCCATAATTATGCTTATGGTATAGACATGAATATTATTCCTCCTACAGGTAAAAATTATACTTTTATGAAAGGAGATAGAACCCCATGGATAGAATCAGGAATAGCAGATTTAGCTAAAAATTCAGGAATAAGATGGGGAGGTAATTTTTCTAGTTATGTAGATTGTATACATTTTGACGCAACACCAGTAACTATTGCTTCTAGACAAAATGCTCGAGAAGAAAATAGAGGATTACCAGAGAAAGATTGGAATACTAAAGACACAAATTACGTATAATGTTTTACCCAAAATCCCAAATAAAAACTAATTTATCTACCAATGGTGGAGAATATATCTATGATTCTAATAATCTCCCATATTCTGGAGATTATTTCATAACAGGGGATGGTAAAATATACACAGGGAAAAACCCAAATAATAAACCCAATTATTTACTTATTCCTGTTAGTATAAATTTAACAGAAGCCCCAAACCCAGAAGGAGAAAAATTACCCAGTTCTTATTACATTGCAGATGATTATTACTACTATGCAAGAGGTATAGATGTCCCTTCTCCAATATCTTTACCAACACAAATATTTCCCAACACCCACAGAAAAAGATTATCAAATAGGAGAAATTCAAAGATATTTTGTTAAAAAAATTAATGAAATTAAATATATAGAAATAAATCAAGAAGAATTTGAACAATATCTAAACCAACAATCTACAGTTAGCTACCAATTGTATACTCCATTTTCTTTTCCATGGGTGTTAACAGGTAATAGATCTAATGCTTATAAAGTAAATAAAAAAACAATAGAAAGGGTACAAACAAATAATAGATTTCAAGGTTTAAAGTCTTATTTTAATGGTAAATATGACCAATTATTTAAATATTCCCCTGATGAAAACTTGTATACTGATGGAACAAAATTTCTTAACCCTTTAAATAGAAAACCTTATATAGGGTTTTACCATATAGGTCCCTGAAGGTAAACCAATGGAGGGGTCCCAACACACTGATAAACCACATAGTTTCTTAATCCCTGTATCTGAAACCTATAAAACAGAATCAACAGGTTCTACATATGTAACCCAATCTTGGTACGATTTAAGATATGGAAACCTTAATGGACCTATATATAAACCATTACCTGAACCACCACAAAACCCATACCCTGATGCCTTTATTACTACTTGGAAAACAACATCTCCTAATGAAGAAATTAAAATAGGACTTGAATCTAGTCAAACTTATAATTTTACTGTTTATTGGGGGGATGGAGATTCTGAAGAAATAACTTCCAGTGGAAATATTTCCCATACTTACCAAGATGCAGGAGAATACAGAGTTATAATAGATGGTATTTTTCCACGAATATTAATGGTAAGACCAAATGTCACTAGAGATAAAATAATAGCCATAAACCAATGGGGTAATAATCAATGGGTTAGTATGTATAGGGCTTTTAAAGATTGTATCAATTTATATAGATGTAATCCTAGTGATACCCCTGATTTATCAATAACAACTTCACTAAGAGAAATGTTTAGAAATGCAGGTTCCAATTCTCCTAATCTATACATGGATAATATAGATGATTGGGATATTTCAAATGTTAATGATATATCATATATGTTTAGAGATGCAAGTTCTTTTAATCAAAATATTAATTCTTGGAATACTAATAATATATCTACCCTTGCAGGTATATTTTGGGGGGCATCATCTTTTGACCAACCCTTAAATAATTGGGATGTAAGTAATGTTATCAATATGTATAGAGCATTTTTTAATGCTACTTCTTTTAATCAAGATATAAATACTAAAGAAGTTATAGTAAATGGGGTTACTTATACTGCTTGGGATGTGAGTAGTGTTACTAATATGAGAGACACATTTAAAAATACGCCTTTTAACCAAAATATTAGTTCCTGGGATGTAGGTAATGTTACAGATATGACAGAAATGTTTAGAAATACCCCATTCAACCAACCCATCGGAAGTTGGGATGTTAGTAATGTAACAAATATGCAAAGTATGCTTAGAACTACTCCTTTTAACCAAGATATTAGTGATTGGGATATTAGGAAGGTAAGTAAATTTAATAACTTTATGGCAGACAGCTTTGCTCTAAACCCAACAAATTACAGTGCGTTATTAATACAATGGGTTACTCTACCACCTCAATCAAACATTACAATCCATTTTGGAGATGCTAAGTACACCACTGCAGCAGCCCCTGCCCATAACACTTTAAGTACTACATACAATTGGACAATTACAGATGGAGGTCCACTATAAACAACAATAAAACTATGGAACAATCAAATGGTACAGAATTAAATTACCCCCCAGTGAACACTTGGTTTATATGTTGGGACGATAATAGAGTTGAAATCACTTCCTATGATTTAGTACTTCCAACCCAGTGTATGGTTACTCCTTGGAATGAAGTAGACTATTACACAAACGAGGCAGAATGGCTTAAAATCCTTATAGAAAATGGTATTAATCCTGATTTAGATCAATAATATAATTTTAAAAAGTAATTTGGTTTATAAGATATATTGTCGTATATTAGACCAAATAAATAAAGGTTATGTTTTATTTAATAGAAAACGAGGAACAGTTAAATGTTTTAATAAATAGTGGTTATAAAAAGGCTTTCATTGAGGTAATACCTTATAATGATACAATACACCCTGTACAAAATCACGTAAGTTTAGTGTATATTAGACCGATTGAAGCAAGCAAGGGCTTTATGGTATGTGTTGACGCATAGTGAGGCTTTAAATGCTTTAAACACGCGTATAAACGATTTATTTAATAACTTTGATAAATTATATTGTAGGGATAAAAAAGAAATATTACATTATTACCCAAAAATAAACAAAGCTTTACATGACATCACACCATCCCCTACTACGTATATACGCCCTACAACACAAACACACGATTTATACTATCGTCAACACAAAGATAACTTAGAGTTAAACCTAATTATACCGATTGTTAAACACTATGAATTATGTGAAACTATTTTTAGAGATCTAAAAGCAAATATTAACGATAAAAAAACAAAATACGATGAATTCTTTAACAGTAAAGTATCAGTGGTGTTCAACGCCATCGAGAGAAGTGGAATTCGAATACACAAACCAACATTCGAAGAATATTTCCATCCCATTAATGGTGAATACACCTACACTCAGTTCAACTTAAAAACAACAACAACAAGACCTTCAAATAAATTTAAAAACGTAAATTATGCCGCACTTAATAAAGAAAATGGATGTAGAAAAAGTTTTATACCACGTAATAATAGGTTCGTGGAAATTGACATTAGCGCTTACCATCCTTCTCTTGCTGCCCATCTTATTAATTATAAGTTTCCCACTAGTGATATTCACGCTCATTTTGCATCGTTATATAATGTTGATTATAAAAAATCAAAGGAGCTCACGTTCAAACAATTATATGGGGGTGTTTTCGAAAACTATAAAAAGCTGGAGTTCTTTCAACGAATTGAGAAATACGTAGGAGAAAATTGGAGTAAGTTTCAAAGCGATGGGTTCATTGAATGTCCGGTTTCTGGATTTAGATATGAAAAAGAAAAATTGGATAACATGAACCCACAAAAACTATTTAATTACATTTTACAAAATTTAGAAACATCGGTAAATGTGTTGGTTTTGTGGGATATGTTTCGTATATTACGGGGATGTAAAACAAAGTTAGTATTATATACTTATGATAGTTTTACATTTGATGTAGATGATGAGGAAATAAAGGTTTTAGAGGAAATTAGAGAAGTATTCAAAAAATATAAATTAAACATAAAAGAAAACGAAGGTTATGATTACCACTTTACAGAATAATCCTAATACGTATAACACGAATTACGATGTTATAACGGACATAAAAATATTAGGAGATTTGCAAAACAAATTATTTTGCACATTCACAGACTTAGATGGTCTTGATGTGTTAATTGAAGGCATAAAAAGAAAATACGATATTATATACAATAAAATCTTTGTACTAAAAATAGTAGGAAAAGATGAGTATGTAGTTACATATAATGTAGACCAAACAAATTTAAATTCAATACCAGAAAATACTATTTTAGGTACATAGAAAAAAAGAATCTAATACTTTGTATACCATTAATGCCCTTAATGAATTAATTAAAAAATTGAATGGTGGGGTAGTAGATACAAGATATAGAGTAGATTGGCAACATTATAAAAATTGTGTTTTACTTACCCAACACAATGAATTAAATCAATTGAATACAAAAATTTACAAAATAATTGATCTATAGCTTGGTTCCCCAAACCCTAGGTCGTATATTACAGTTACATATAAACAGTTATAATTAAAAATAAGTTACATTATGGATTTAAATGCTTTAAAAGCAAAATTGGATACACTCCAATCAAAACCACAGCAAGGTGGTGGAAAAATTGATTACACAACCATTTATTGGAAACCTACAATAGGTAAACAACAGATTAGAATCGTACCATCAGCGTATGATGCTTCTAATCCTTTTACTGAATTGAAGTTTTACTATGGTATTACCAATAAGGTAATGATTTCACCTACAAATTTTGGTGAAAAAGACCCAATTGCCCTATTTGCTGGAAAACTACGTGAAGGTGAGTATAATAAAGAAAATTATGTACTTGCTAAAAAGCTAGATGCTAAAAACCGTATTTTCGTTCCTGTAGTAGTTAGAGGAGAAGAAGATAAAGGTACTAGATTATGGCAATTTGGTAAACAAGTATATGAAGAATTATTAGCACTTGCTGTTGATGATGAAATTGGAGATTACACTGATATTGTAAATGGTAGAGACCTTACAGTAGAAACAGTAGGACCAGAATCTACAGGTACTCCTTATAATAAGTCATCAGTACGTGTTAGATTAAAAACATCACCACTTAGTGAAGATGCTTCATTAGTAGAAAAATGGACAAATGAACAACCAAATCCTAAAGGTGATTTGTTTAAACGTTATTCATTTGATGATATGAAAGTAGCACTAGAAAAATGGTTATCACCAGAAGAAGAAGAATCATCTAACGTAACGGAAAACGCATTTCCTACCCCAGCATCTACTTCTACTCCAAAACCAGCTACTAATTTTAGTTTAGATACTACTAAAGCTAAACAAAGTAAAGTAGACCAATTTGATAGTTTGTTTGATACTAAAACTGATGATTTACCTTTCTAAACATGGCGAAAAAAGTATCAAAGTCTCTCTCGGCAGCAGTGTCTGCCGAGATTAAGAGCAAATTTGATCTAAATAAATTTAAATCCTCTAAAGGTTTAGATAAAAACGTCAAATTTAAGGAACAAAAATGGATACCACTATCTCCCGCTTTCCAAGAAATTGCAGGAATACCTGGTATACCTATGGGACACATTTCATTACTTAGAGGACATTCTGATACAGGGAAAACTACTGCTTTACTTGAAGCAGCAGTATCATCACAGAAAATGGGAATATTACCTGTTTTTATAATTACTGAGATGAAATGGAATTGGGAACATGCAGCTCAAATGGGGTTAAATGTTAACTTAATCAAAGATGATGAAGGTAATGTTATAGATTATGAAGGGAACTTTATTTATGTTGATAGAGAAACTTTACATACCATTGAAGATGTAGCAGCATTTATTATGGATTTACAGAATGAACAGAAAAAAGGTAATTTACCTTATGACTTAGCATTTTTCTGGGATTCTATTGGTTCAATTCCTTGTGCAATGTCAGTTGAAAAACTGAAAAATAATAATGAATGGAATGCTGGTGCAATGTCAACACAATTTGGTAATACTGTTAACCAAAGTATTGTAATGTCTCGTAAAGAATCATCTCCTTATACTAATACTTTAGTTTGTATTAATAAAGTTTGGACTGCTAAAGCAGAATCACCTATGGGTCAACCAAAAATGATGAATAAAGGTGGGATGGCTATGTGGTATGATGCAACATTCGTAGTTACATTTGGTAATGTGTCAAATGCTGGAACATCTAAAATTAAAGCCATTAAAGGTGGTAAACAAGTAGAATGGGGTAAAAGAACCAATCTACAAATTGATAAGAACCACGTTAATGGAATTCAATCTAGGGGGAAAATTGTTATGACAACCCATGGTTTTATTACAGATACAGATAAAGACAAAAATGCTTATAAAAAAGAGCATGCTGATGAATGGTCTAAAATCCTAGGAGGAGGAACATTTAAAATTGTAGAAGACCAAGAAGATGTAACCCCTGTACTTTACGACGTACAAGACTTATAAAACAAAATCATGAAGCATAAAGAATTATTTAATCTCTTGGATGATATCCAAGAAGATCAGGAGATACCTACTCCAAATAGACACGATAGAGTATTAATATTAGATGGTTTAAACTTATTTTTTAGAAATTTTGCCATGATGAATATGGTTAACCCCGATGGTGTTCATATTGGAGGATTAGGTGGATTCTTTCGTTCTTTAGGTGCTATGATTAGACAAACAAATCCAACTTCTGTTTATGTAGTATTCGATGGAGCAGGTTCAACCGTAAATCGTAAGAATTTGCTCTCCGAATACAAAGGAACAAGGAATTTGTCTAGAATTACTAATTGGGAAGCATTTGATAATATTGAGGATGAACATGACTCAAAAATCGACCAAATTGTACGTATAATACAATATTTAAAGCTATTACCTGTTAAAACCACCATACTCGACAAAGTTGAAGGCTGATGATATTATAGCCGTGTTAGCTGAAAAACTAGTAGAAAAACATGATTCTACTTGTTTTATAGTATCTAGTGATAAGGATTTTTTACAACTAGTAACTGATAAAATTATTGTATATAGACCTATGGAGAAAGAATATTATACTCCAAAAGTTGTAGAAGAGAAATTTGGTTTATTACCTCATAATTTCATATTACACAAAACACTATTAGGCGATAACTCAGATAATATCAGGGGTATTAAAGGTTTAGGTGCTAAAGGTATATTTAAAAAGTTTCCTGAATTAAAAACACAAGAATTAAATCTCCAAGACATTTTCGATATATCTGCTAGGAAATTTAAAGAACATATTGTATATTCACGTATCGTTCAGGAACAAGATAGAATTGAAACTAATTATAAAGTTATGGATTTAAGTGTTCCAATGATAGACGATAGAGGTAAAGAATATATTGACAATTTAATAGTAGATGATTTACCTGAATTCAACCCAGAAATGTTTACTTCATTTTATAATGAAGATAAATTAGGAGGGATGATTAGGAATTTAGATACATGGTTAAAAGATATATTCTCTATGTTCCCAACTTACAAATAATAAAATAAATAGGTTATAAATGACATTAAATTCCATTCAAAATTATGGACACGATTTTCAAATTAAAGTGTTATCATCATTATTAACACATAAGGAATTTCTAGTCAATATACATGATATTATATCAGATGAATATTTTGAAAACCCCGCTATTAAGTGGTCTATAAAAGAAATACTTAAATATTTTGATAAATATCATACTACCCCCTCATTAGATATATTAAAAGTAGAATTACAAAAAGTAGATAATGACGTATTACAAATCTCAATTAAAGAACAATTAAAACAAGCATTTGTTACCTCAGATGAAGATTTAGAATATGTACAAGAAGAATTTACTAATTTTTGTAAGAACCAACAATTGAAGAAGGCCTTAATGTCGTCTGTGGACTTATTGAAAGCAGGCGATTTTGATGGTATTCGTTTTATTGTAGATAATGCTTTAAAAGCAGGTCAAGATAAAAACCTAGGACATGAATATGTTAAAGATATAGAATCAAGATATAGAGAAAATTCAAGAGAAACTATACCAACCCCTTGGGATAAAATTAATGAATTATTGCAAGGTGGGCTTGGAAACGGAGATTTTGGTCTTATATTTGGTAATCCTGGAGGTGGTAAATCTTGGTCATTAGTTGCTTTAGGTGGACATGCTGTAAGATTAGGGTATAATGTTCTTCATTATACTTTAGAGTTAGGGGAAGATTATGTTGGGAAAAGATATGATGCTTTTTTCACCAAAATACCAGTTAATAAAGTAGATTCCCATAGAGATAAAATTGAAGAAATCATACCCCAATTGCCAGGTAAACTAATTATCAAAGAATACCCAACAGGTAAGGCAACAATCTCAACAATTGAATCTCATATTGCGAAAGCAACAAGCATGGGAGTTAAACCTGACTTAGTAATTATTGATTATGTAGACCTTCTTTCATCAAGAAAAAAGAATCGTGAACGTAAAGATGAAATTGATGATATTTATACAAGCACTAAAGGATTAGCTCGACAATTAGATATTCCTATTTGGTCTGTTTCTCAAGTTAACCGTGCAGGAGCAAATGACAATGTTATCCAAGGAGATAAGGCAGCAGGATCATATGATAAAATTATGATAACTGATTTTTGTATGTCTCTTTCACGTAAAAAAGAAGATAAAGTTAACAACACAGGTAGATTTCATTTAATGAAAAACAGATATGGAATGGATGGACTTACCTTTGGTATAGAAGCAGATACTTCAACTGGTCATTTTATTGTAAAAAATGAATACATAGAAGGAGATGAATCTGAATCTATGGTCCCAACAACACGTTCAAATAAATTTGATACTGATGTTGATAAATTTGATAAACAATTATTACAAAAGAAATTTTTTGAATTAAACTCTTAATAAAATAAAATAAATGGCAAAAACATCATTACTACAAGAAAGAATAGTCTACAAACCCTTTGAATATCAGCAAGCTTCTGATTATTGGTTAAAACAACAACAAGCACATTGGTTACACACAGAAGTACCTATGATGTCTGATGTTAATGATTGGAAACAAAATTTAACTGAATCTGAAAAAAATATTATTGGGACTATATTAAAAGGGTTTGCCCAAACAGAAACTGTAGTAAATGATTATTGGTCAACTTTAGTTACAAAATGGTTTAGAAAACCTGAAGTAATTAAGATGGCAGTTACATTTGGAGCGTTTGAAACTATTCATGCTGAAGCATATTCTTTATTAAATGAAGAATTAGGTTTAGATAATTTTAGTGAATTTTTAGAAGATGAAGCAACAATGGCTAAAATTGAAGCATTAACTGAAGTAAGAGATTCACATGATGGAACCCCAAATTGGCATGAAAGAGCAAAATCATTAGCTATATTCTCAGCATTTACAGAAGGTGTGAATTTATTTTCATCATTTGCTGTTTTATTATCCTTTAAATTAGATAATAAATTAAAAGGAGTAGGTCAGATCGTAGAATGGAGTATTAGAGATGAATCATTACATTCTGAAGCGGGGTGTTGGTTATTTAGAACATTAATGCAAGAACATCCTGAATATAACACACCTGAATTACAAGCTGATATTGAAGAAGCAGCTAAATTATCTTTAAAGTTAGAATTAGATTTTATTGATAAAGTATATGAAATGGGTGATTTAACAGGTTGTCCTAAATATGATTTAATTTCATTTATTAAACATAGAGTAAATACTAAAATGAGTGATTTAGGGTATGGACCAATTGTTAATGGTATAGATAAGGATGCAGTTAAAAGAATGAAATGGTTCGATAGTTTATCAGCAGGAAAACAGCATACTGACTTCTTTGCAAATAGGGTAACTAATTATTCTAAGGGTGTTCAAAATTGGGACGCAAACGATTTATTTTAAGAATATGGCTATTTGTAGCAAATGTAAAGTAGAGATTACCTCATATGGTAGTGGAATTAATAAATATAATAAATGTAGTAAATGTGGGGAAATATCTTACCCAACTAAATAAAAAATAAATGGAAAATAACGCATTACAAGCAGATTATACAAATTGGGTGGAAGGTAAGGATTACCCAAGTTTTATGGATGAAATTTCCCTAGCAACCATTTCTAAAGGTTATTTATTACCTGGAGAAACTGTAAGAACAGCATATAAAAGAGTAGCTAATGCATCTGCTAATAGACTCAAAAAACCAGAATTAGCTAATAAATTCTTTAAACTTATGTGGAATGGCTGGTTAGGATTAGCATCCCCTGTTTTATCAAATATGGGAACTGATAGAGGTTTACCTATTTCATGTTTTGGTGTTGATACACCTGATTCAATACGGGGAATTGGTTTAACTAACGCAGAACTAATGAAATTAACCGCATCTGGTGGTGGTGTAGGTATTTCATTATCTCGCATTAGAGAACGTGGAGAAGGCATTACAGGGAATGGAAAAAGTGAAGGTGTAGTACCATGGGCTAAAATATTTGATTCATCAATTATTGCAACAAACCAAGGAAATGTAAGAAGAGGAGCAGCATCTGTTAATTTAGATATTGAACATGGTGATATAGATGAATTTTTACAAATTCGTAGACCAAAAGGTGACCCAAATAGACAATGTTTAAATTTACATCAATGTGTTGTAGTAGGTGATTCTTTCATGAGGAAACTAGAAGCTAGAGACCCAGAAGCAATGAATAAATGGGCTACAGTTTTAAAATCAAGAATGGAAACAGGAGAACCTTATATCATGTATAAGGATAATGTTAATAAAGACAACCCAATTGCTTATAGATTAAATAATTTAGAAGTATCTATGACTAATATTTGTTCTGAAATTACATTATTTACAGATGAAGAACATAGTTTTATTTGTTGTTTATCTTCTATGAATTTAGCAAAATATGATGAATGGAAAGATACAGATGCTGTTGAATTAGCAACTTGGTTCTTAGATGGTGTAATGCAAGAATTCATTGACAAATCAGCGGGTAAAGATTCATTACAAAGAACTTATAACCATGCTCGTAAAGGACGTGCTTTAGGTTTAGGTGTAATGGGTTGGCATTCATTTTTACAACAAAAAGGATTACCATTTAATTCAATTGCTTCTACAGCCCATACTCATAATATTTTTAATAATATTAGAGGTAAAGCTGAAAAAGCATCTATGGCTTTAGCTCAAGAATATGGTGAACCACTTTGGTGTAGAGGAACAGGTATGAGAAATACCCATTTATTAGCAGTAGCCCCAACAGTATCCAATTCAGTTATTTGTGGTGGTATTAGTGCAGGTATTGAACCTTTACCTGCTAATATTTATACTTTTAATGGTGCTAAAGGTACTTTTATTAGAAAAAATAAAGTACTACAGTCTATTTTAGCAGAAAAAGGTGAAGATAAAGATAAATGGTGGGATCAAATGTTGGCAGAAGATGGTTCAGTTCAAGGATTACCTGATAATATCTTAACTCCTGAAGAAAAAGAATTATTCTTAACCTTCCCTGAAATTAATCAATTAGAATTAGTAAGACAGGCAGCCATTAGACAAAGATATATTGATCAAACCCAATCTTTAAATTTATCATTTGATGTAAATGATTCACCAAAATGGATTAATCAAGTCCATTTAGAAAGCTGGAAATTAGGAATTAAAACCCTATATTATTTAAGAACAGATTCCGTAATTAAAGGTGACTTAGGTTCAAGGATGAGTGAGTGTCTTTCTTGCGACGGATAGTATATATTATACAATTAATGATAAGGGAATGCAATAGCATTCCCTTTTTTATATGTATAATTGAACAGTGCGGCAACACTGCTCAACACAATGGTTTCCCCAAATGTTTTTTTTTACAAAAAAGTTGAATATGAGATTAATATGTTTCATTTTTGCCTTAATGGTAGGCATTAATGCGTATAGTCAAGAAACTATACACATACAAAAAGTTACCAATAACATAGTTATGGGCCCATTTGCAGGTAACCGTAACCTGGCTTTTGGTGTACAAAATATCCTAGAAGAAATTATCCAAGATAAAGACTACTATTTAGATGATAATTCACCAAGAAATATTAAAGTCGAACTATTATACTTTGACATAAAGAAAAATAACATGCAATTGGCAGCATATGGGCGTAAAGTCAATATTACCCAAATTATTGCAGGTGCAAGGTTAATATTAGATGGAAAAGTAGTAAAAGAAGTAATTGCTAAAGGAACTTCTAAATCTATTTCAACATCTACTTTAATTATAGATGATGGAGGAAAATTTTCCCAAGCTAGTGTATCCTCTGCACTTAAAAAAGTTTGTGAACAACTTATAAATAAATTAAAATTATAATGAAAAAACTATTATTTTTATTACTTTTACCTTTTGGGCTACTAGCTCAACAAGGTTATTTAAGTCATAGCTACATTGATGATGATTCAAATGGGTTTGTAGTTGGGCAAGAGATTACTATAAAGTTTGAAGGAATTCAAGGAAATGAGATGACACCTGATCGTGTTCATTTTGACTTTGAGTGGAATAACAAACTTTTAGAATATGTTTCACATACATTCAATCCTACCTCAGGTTTACCCTCTGATGCTCAAACATCTTGGAATATGTGGAATGGGTATAAGTTTAATCCTATTAATTTTTATGCTGGAATAGCAATTGCTGAATCAGATTTAGATGTTCAATATGAACAAGGATGGTTAAATTCTTCTACTTCTTACCCCCAAACACCAAATTGGTCAGTTGCAAGAGTAATTATACAATCATCATCAGATTTACCTTTATCTACAGAATGGATTTATGTTAAATTTAGAATTAAAGATAGACAAGGAACAGGATATGATAACTATAATAACGTTACAGATCTGAACTTTGCTGGCTTTGAAGATATTAGTGCAAGCTCAGGGCTATATGATATAAATGCTGGTACAGAAAATATTTCGTTAGCTAATGTAAGTGGAGTAAATGCAGGTAATGTCACTATTAATTTAAATTCTGCTGCTAAATCCCAATATGCTACTGACTTTACTTATGCTATTTATGCTGCTGATGGAGTAAATGGTAAAACAGGAAATGCAATTGAAACAGGTAATTTTGATGCAAACGGTCAAGTAATTACTAGTAATTTAATTGTAGGTGGGAAATATTATGTGGAGATACAAGTAAACGATCAATCCACTTGGTTAGATGATGTTTTAACTATTACAGATGCTTTTATAATATTTAAACAAGGTAATGCTACTGGAGCAGGAGGACCTGGAGATACAAGTAACCAAAATACATTTGATTATTCTATTCAATATCTTTTAGGAGAATTAAACAATTCAGGAAACATTACTCCTGCGGATGCTTATCAAGCTTTGGGACACGTACAAGGTGTAGAAGGGTTAAGTGAATGGTTTACCAATAAAATCAACGGATCTAAAAACGTCTGGGGTAGAATTGAACAGTTAGGTGTATCAACTGACGATTATTATTTCGGACAAAAATATATTATTGAACCTACAGATGTTGTTAAATCATTTAACTTCGGTCATGCTTTAATTGGTGATGTAGATTTTTCACATGGGTATGCTCCTACAGCTGAAGGAAGCTCTTTTTCAACTACTTCTCAAGCACAAGCAAGAATGACTTTAACATCAAGAGCATTAAGTCAAGCAGTTGAAAGTAACTTAGATGTTGTTTCTGAATTAATAGATGGTAAAGTACACTTTACTATTAATTTACAAGAAGAAGGAGTAGTAGGTACTCAATTTAATATAAATTATGATGATACTATTTTAACTTTAGATAATGTAATTTTTGATACTGGAAATACAATGACAAATTTTGCAAATCATAAACAACAACAAGCTAAAGTAAATATAGGATCTTTAGACCAATCAGGAGGAATATCAATTAAAACAGGGAATGCTTATAGATTAATATTCACTCCAAACGAAACATTACAAAACACATCAGGGTTAATTACTTTTAAATTAACTGAAGGTATTAAAGCTGATGGACAAAAAGTTCAATTTATAATTCAATAAAAAATGAAAAAATTAATATCAATATTAGCATTATTTCTAGTATTAGGGTGTGCACAAGATGAAAAGTTTATCGTAATAGATGAAAATCAAGAAGTACCTGAAGCTTTATTTATTGAGGGTTTAGTAGGAATTAAATTATCTAGTTCTATTGTTTCTGATAGAATAGCTATGAATATTAAACTACCCTCAGATGGAGCTTATAGAGTAAAAATTAGACACAGTATGACCAATGAGTTAATTTCTCAAGAAAAACTTATAGGTAAAGAAGGAGATAATATTTTAAAAGTGTATGTTAATACTTTAGAAAATAGTTCATATAAGTTAGAATTAACTAAAGAAAACCATATAGTAGTAGGAGTAACATTATTTTCAAAATTTTAAAAAATGAGCGAAGAAAAAGGAGGATTTTTTAGTCAAATTAAAAATCAAATAATTGCAACAATTAGTCTTATTATTACTGCTGCAGGTGGTTTAGTAATAACTAATATGGAAGCTATATTTGGTGTAGGTGAAGAAGTAGTAGTAGAACAGCCTATGATGAAACAAACTATTAATTTACCTGAGGTTATTAAAGACACAATAGTAATTTCTAAAACTGTAATAGTTTCTCAGAAAAAAGAAAAAACTGAAACAGAAAAAAGAAAAGAAGAATTTGACTGGTAAAAAAGAAACCCAACGGCAATTGGGTTTCCTTGATATTGGTCTATTTTAATCTAAAATGAAGTATAACAATTAAAATAATAACCATGAATTATTTATCACAACATACAAAGAAATTTGGGTTAGGCCAAGTAATTCTTAGTATTCTTAGTTTTTATAGATTAGAACAAGATGGTCTTATCAATAAAATAGTTGAAATTATTGTAAAAATATGTATAACTTTTTTATTTGTAATTGCAATATTAGGTATAATAAAATTAATTTTTGAATTGATAACTAACCCATCCCAATTTAACAATGCTACTTTTGGTGTGTTTGACTACCTGTAAAAATGAAACTATTTATCGTATTTTTACTTGGATTAAATGTATCATTTGGTCAAGTACTCGGCAAAACAACTACTGAAGATTATGTAGCAGGATTTGAATCAAGAGAATCTATTTGGTCCATTCCTGAATATAACGGTGATCCTGTTACTGTCTCTCTCCTTAATATAGGTGTTAGTGATGAAGTATTATCTCAATATCCTGAATTAGGTGATTATAGAGTTGGATTAGGTCTTACCAATATTACTGTAGCATTCTTAGATGAAACATTCAGATTTGAATTCGTTGAAACAAAAGACGAAATCAAAGATAGAATGATTACTCAGTACAAAGCCTCTCAAAAAGGATTTACTGCAAATCAAATTAATATCAAGGGTAAAATTATGCTTGCTAAATACTTTTGTTACATAGAAGTATATGATTTTTCTATCTCTGAAGATGAATCCATCAGCTTAAAAGACGGTATCAAAAGTAACTTAGTTACTAAATTAGGTCTTCAAGTTAAGATGGTTGATGCTGAAACAGGACTTTATATGACAGGATCAGGTTTAGGTAAATCTACAACTACAAGAGAAATGACTCTATTAAATAATCAAAATTTAGAAGAAATTAAATTTAACCAGTCTTCAATTGGTACATCAACTAAGAAAGCTTTAGAAACAGCAGTAGCTAAAGTAGTAAAAAGAATGATACGTAAACGTATCTTTGACCATTAAAATGTGCGGAAACTTCTTTACATATTATTTTTATTTGTCTGTTTTAAATCTATAGGACAGACCCAAACTGTATCTCAAACTTTTGTAGATAGATGTACTGGTGAAACTACAATATTAACAGTTAACTTTGTAAACGGTTCAGCCGTAGTAGCATTTTATAATAGAGTAAAAACATTTACTTGGGGTGAATATACTAATGGAGCTTTAGAGACATGGCTTAATGAAACTTATGCCTGGTGGTCAAATTTAAGTCCCTGCTCTACCAATACAGCAACTAACCAAACCACACAACAAACCACTACTAATGCTACTTCTAGTGCTACAAACGCTGCAGCTAATGCCACTAGTACTACAGGAGGAACAACAAGTACAACAACAAGGACAGCATCTACTAATACAAGTTCGACTTCAACCAAATCTACTAATACATCTAATGGTAATACAGATTCTACATCTTCAAGCTCATCGTCTGGGTCTTCGGATTCATCTAATAGTTTTTCGACTAGCAGCGGAGGCGAAAGTGAGGGAGATAGTTCTAATGATTCAAAGAAAGACACTTCGGATACAAGTGGTGAAGAGTCCACCGAAGAAATCAACAATGAATCAGAAAGCCCAAAGGATAGTGAAAATGAAGAATCTGAATCTGAAAAAATAGAAGAGGAATCCTCAGAAGAATCAGAAGAAGAAAGGTCTAAAGAAGAAGAAAAAGAGGAGAAGAAAGAAGAAAAGAAAAAACACAACCCCATATCAGTAGCTGCTAATATAATGACCCAATCTGGTTTAGATGGAAGATTAACTCAAGCAGCTAGTTTTGGATTCTCACAATCTTCACTTACAGGTACTACTACTTATTCTGCTAATGTTATGGTATGGGATAATCTAAAGCAGTTTAGTTTAAACTTATCCCTTTCAGATGTATACTTCAAATACGATAAAGAAGTAGATGTAATGATAGATAACCCTTTCACAAATAAACAAGAAAAATTAGGAAGCTACTGGACAAAAGGATCTATAATGATGATACAATCTGTTAGTGCTAACTTTATGTATATATATGGTACTAAAGTAGCATCGTTTGGTTTATCAAATGTATATTTAGGTCAAAAAGAAAACTTTTGGAAAGGGTTCGTAGGTGGATACGCTCTCTCAGGTACTATAATAAATGTAGAAGATAACGTCATGGTGATGTCTTCCGGTGTTTTATTTGGTACTAAACCCTTCCCAACCAAAAGAGTTACTATATCCCCTATGTTGGCGTTGGCAATAAACCCAGTATCTTATTCGTTCAATACAAAAGATAATGTATTAAAAGGAAATTTAGTTTGGAATGAACATATAACTTATATAGTAGGATCAAATTTTGATGTAGGGCTTACACAAAGATTTAGATTTAACATCGGGGGTAACATAATAGGAACAACTCTTCCAGGAATCCCATTAACTTGGTCAGCAACTGTTGGATCTAAATTTCAGTTTTAATATGTATAATAGAATAAAAATTATGTTTCACTAAAAAAGTTATTTATGGTTAAATATTTAAAAAGTAAATGGATGGCTTTTAGAGATATCTTCAAAGATGAAAATGACATTAACGAAAAATCTGTAGTTGGTTTTTCTTCTTTTATAGTAATGGTAGTATTTGCTGTAGTCGATTTAGTAACAGGGTATATTGGAAAAGATTTAGTAATTAATGAGTTTATATATGACTCATTTTTATTTATTACTTTAGGTTGTTTCGGTATAGCTGAATTAGGAAATATATTTAATAACAAATCTAAAAAATAATATGAAATTAGAAGTACAAAGATTCAGTTCGGAATCCAACTCTACATTAGGTATTTTATTTGATGTAACGGATAAACCAAAATTTTTGTGTTATACTTTAGAAGATGAGTTCCGTGAAATTAAGGTAAATGGTGAGACAAGAATACCTGCAGGTACTTATAATATAACTCTTCGTACTAAAGGTGGATTTAATCAAAGATATACTGAAAAGTTTGGATCTGATTTTAATAAGGGGATGCTTTGGGTAAGAGATGTACCTGGGTTTGAATATATATTAATCCACATAGGAAATGATGATGATGATAGTGAAGGTTGTCTTTTAGTAGGAGATTCACAAAATCAAAATATAACAAAAAAAGGATTTATAGGTTCTTCAACAGATGCTTATAAAAGAATATACCCTCCAATTGCTGATGCTTTAGAAAGAGGAGAAGATGTAACAATAACCTATATAGATTATGACTCTATAATGTTTTAAATAGACCAATGAAATCAACAACAACACTTATTTTTTTCCCCTCTATGATCTTAGGATTTATATGCTCATACTTTTTAGAAATCACAATGCAAAACGCAGAACAATATCTTGCAGTCGCCACCTTAGTATTTGCTGATGGTTTTTTTGGTATAATAGCAGGAATAAAAAGAGAAGGATTTAAAACTTATAAGGCCATAAAGATTTTAAAAACCCTAATTTTTTGGGTATTAATATTAACTTTAATTTTAGTAATAGAAAAAAGTATTCCTGGAGCGGGGTGGTTAAGTGAAACTATGCTTATGCCTCTAGTGATATTTCAATTAATAAGTGTTATCAAAAATGCATCAATGTCTGGGTTTATTAAAGCGGATGTTTTAAATAAAATTTTAGATCGCATAGATAGACACAAGGGTCTTAGAGAATAACTTGCTTCACCCCTACCCTTTTTTTATATTATTGCTATGATAAAAAAACTAAAACAAGGAATATTCCCATTCCTAATTGGATTCTCTGCCTTATCAGTTTCAGCATCAGCTGCTTTCTATTCAGTTAGTGGTCTTAGTAAATTATTTGCTGGGGCATCTTTAGAAGTTATTATAATGGCGGGTTCATTAGAATTTGCTAAATTAGTAACTGCTTCACTTTTATACCAATATTGGGATACAATTAACAAAACATTACGAACTTATTTATCTATTGCAACTATAGTACTAGTATTAATTACTAGTATGGGTATTTATGGTTTTTTAAGTGCAGCATATCAAGAAACATACTCTAAATTATCAGCCGTAGAAAACCAAAAAGAATTTATCCAACAAAAAATAGACTTTTACCAAAATGATATAAATCGATATGATAAAGAAATTGAAAGAATATCTAACAATATTAGTACTTTATCTAATGCAAAAGCTTCATCCATCGAAGTACGAGACACCACGGTATCTGGGGGCGTTAGACGAACAATCTCTACTACAGAGCTTAGGATGGCGCAGAATCGTATCAATATTGAAGAGGAAACTCGTAAATTAACCCAATCAAAACGAATAATAGCATCAGATAGTTTACAAAAATTCCAATTACAAGTGCTAGAACTAGATAATAACAACGAGGTTGCTGGAGAATTAGGACCCTTGCAGTATCTATCGAGTTTGACAGGTATATCTATGGATAAAATTATAAATGTATTATTACTTATTATAATTTTTGTATTTGATCCTTTAGCTATATCCTTGGTAATAGCATCTAATTTTGCTTTTGAAAAAGCTTATCCAAGAAAAAAATATAAAGATAATTTATATGGAGAAAAAGTTGAAGATAAATTTTCAGAATGGGATGATTTAGAGGATTTATCTCCTCGAGATATTTCTAAAATAGTAAAAGAAAACGAAAACTCCTCTCCACCAAATGAAGCTTTATGGGAAGCAGCAGAAAGAAGGATGGAAATTATAGGTCAAAATGGTAATGAAGGAGAACACTATTCTGAATATGACTTAAATAAAGATGGTGTTTTAGATCAGGAAGAAATTTCAAATATAAAAAAGAAAATAAAACAAATTAAAAATGAATCTGGGGGTAATTTACCTGCCTATGAACATAAAGTACAAGAAATAAAAAATTTAGAAAAATTACTTAAACTTAAAGGTTTAGATGATGATTTAACTAAAACTTACTAATGAAAAATTTTTTAAAATTTCTTATCATATGGGTTAGCCAAAATTTAGCTATCCCATTTTGGATTGTAGGTCATATCCACTTATCTCTAAATATATATAAGGATATTCATGAAATTATCGCTTCTTTTGGAATGAATTTAATTGTAGCAGTTGGTTTTATTTTAGATTTTCCGCGAAAACTCCCGTAAATAATTTGGTTACCCGGGATATCCTTCGTATATTTACGCATTGGAAATGGTTCCAATATTAAAATTAAGGTTATGGTAAATTTAATTAATACTACAAATGTTAGAACAGTAAATTTTATTGATGGTCGTAAAGGATCTTTTAGACATATTGTTAAATGTAAAGCAGGTTATCCCTCATGTAATGAAGTAAGATTTGAGAGAGATAATGAATTTTATAGTGAAAACCCAGGTGAGCTATTAAAAACATATAAAAGAGGTGCTTTACTTACTGTAGAGTTTAATCCTGAAGGAACTGATCATTGGCTTACAGTTTTTGCTAGAGTTGGTAAGAAAGTTAAGTTCATGGATGAAGCAATAATGAAAGATTTAGAGGTTGGTACCATTAATAGTTTATTTGATAATACCAATTTAATGGATATAAATCAGTATAAAGCAGTAAATTCAAAAACATGGAGTGATAAAGCATTTGTTAGTAATGTAATTGCTGGTGTGGATTTTTCAGAGTCATTAAAACAATTAGAAGCAATTTAATAAAAAACATATAAATTATGATCAATTTAGGTAAAGAAATGGCTTGGGATTACATTCCGTGATGATGAATTTGAGATTAAGTGGTATCCTGTATTATGCCCAATAACAAAAAAACATCTTGAATGGGATAGTATTACCACAATGCAGTATTGTCGTAATCACTTTAATAACGATGATAATTGGATTTATTTCGGTATAGCACCCACATCTCAAATGATCCAAAGACATTCAGTTAGAGATAATATGTAAAAAATTTGGCTTCCCGGAATAGAGTTCGTATATTTACGTGTTCGAATGGTTCGAGCGATTAAAAATAATAAAGGTTATGTTCAATTTATCAAGTGTTTTAGATTATTTAAAAGTTGTATTAAATTACAACCATTCACAATTATTAGATTTTGTTAATACAGTCCCAGGTAAATGGGATGGTAATACCGTTATGTTAAAAGGAAGTGATATCGAAAGATATTTAGGTGTTGCTGAACATAGAAAATTAGAGTGTGAAGTTGTTCAGCATATTTATTTATAATAAAAAAATTAGGCTCCCCGAAAGGGGAGTTATATATTTAAGTATAATTAAAAAATAAAGGTCATGAAAGAATTTATTAAATCAATTAAAGAAAATCCCTTAGAATTTTTAGGAAATGTAGTGTTTGTAGGTATGATATCATTATTGTTTTATGTTTCAATGTGGGTTTTTTACTAATGAATAGTCCGTATAAACCAACATTATCTAGAAAACAGTTAGATAAAAAATTTTCTAAATTACGCAAACTCAACTATAATGCTTTTAGATGGTGGCGTATGTATGATAATCCTAACAAACCTTTAGATAATAGAGCACCATTTCGTGATCGTATTTTAAATGGTGATTTTGATTATTCACACTATAAATATCAAGCAGATTGGTGTGAACATGAGATGAATGATATAGCTGCAGAATGTAAGGAAGATATAGGAAAATATGTTGAAAAAACATCTTTATTGCGTTCTAGAAGAAAACGTTTACTTGAAGATTTTGAAAAAGATGAAAATAGTAAATTAGAATTATTGATAAAAACATTTACTGATCATTTTAGATGTAGTAAAGATCAAGTTTATGAAGAAATTTTCAAATGTAGTGGGGAACTGATAGATCTTTATTATATTATAGAAGAGAAATATAAAATAGTCCATATACCTTATCCCCTAAAGCGTAGAGGACGACCAAGAAAAAACCCATGATAACCGGAGCACAACCCAAATTAGAATTGAACTTCGATGCCGAAGAACCTAAATACAAATTAATTAGAGAAAGAGATAATTTAGTAAAAGAATCAGCTAAAGTATTGTGGTTAGAATGGAATGAAGATGGTACATTTAAAGATAGATTTGAGGAACTTGATATTGGAAGAAGTTTACTTATGTCTCCATTTAATCAGTTCTTTACTTGGCAGACTACTACAGTAACCTGAGATTGTAGAGCAGAGAAATGATTATATTAAATTTAAAACAGAAAATAGTAATTACGAATTATTTAAAATATGAAAGTATCACACGAAGTACCTAGATGTTTATTAACATTATCCCCTGAGATTAATAATTACGAATATATATTACCCCATTTATTAGACCAAGATGAAGAATATTTAGCATATTATAGGGAAGCTAAGGCTAAGGGACGTTACATTGTAATGGATAACTCATTACATGAACTTGGAGAAGCATATGATTTTGATAGATTAAAATATTGGGTAAATGAATTAGAACCAGATGAATTTATGGTTCCTGATGTTTGGATGGATTGTCATCAAACGGCAGCCCAAGCTAAATATTGGTTACAATTCCATTCCCCACAAAAACTAAAAAGATAGCAGTAATCCAAGGGTAAAGATAAAAATGATGCTTATTTATGTGCTGGGTTATTAAGGGAATTAGGTTATGATAAATTATGTGTATCTTATGGTGCTACTTGGTATAATGATTTCTTTCCCCATACTAACACAGATATGGGAAAAGCATTAGGTAGAGTAAGATTTGTACAGGGTTTACTAAATTTAAATCATTTAAAGGGTATTAAATTCCATTTATTAGGATGTTCAATACCACAAGAATTTGGTTGGTATGATAATCACCCCCGAATAGAATCAATTGATACCTCAAACCCAGTAATGGCTGCTTTAGATGGTATTAAATATAACAACAATGGTCTAAATTATAAACCAAATGCCAATATGAATGACCATTTTGATATGATGTTTGATGAATTAGATTATGATTTGGTTAAATATAATACAAGTAAATTTAAACAAATAAATAACATATAAAATGGCAGAGATAATAAAACATGTGTTAGGAATTTGTGGGGAGCACCACCATCCAAATCTTTGGACTCTTTTAATAGGAGGAGTTGGAGTATCTACTATTTTTTCGTATGTTCGATTATATATAAAATGTAAATTTAAACAAGCGTTTGCCTATACGCAAAATACCTGGCAAAAATTAAATAAATAAATTATGGCAAAACACGTAGTAGTTTCGTTAAGCGGTGGAATGGATAGCAGCACCCTATTATTAAGAGCATTATCAGAATACGATACTGTAACAGGTATCTCTTTTGATTATGGTCAAAAACACAGAGTAGAGTTAGAACGAGCTCAATCATTAGTAGATTATGTAAATGATAACCCAACAAGAGTATTTAATATTCGTGAAACCATGGAAGGGTATTCTGAAGTATATCCTGAAGTGAATTACCGTCAAATCAAATTAGATGGACTAGTAGATTTACTAGACTCAGCTTTAGTTGAAGGTGGGGATGATGTACCAGAAGGACATTATGAACAGGATAATATGAAGGAAACTGTTGTTCCTAATAGGAATAAAATATTTGCTTCTATTACACAAGCTGTAGCATTATCAATAGCAAACAGAACAGGAGAAACTTGTGACATTGCTTTAGGTATACATGCAGGTGATCATGCTGTTTACCCAGATTGTAGACAAGAATTTAGAGATGCAGATGATAAAGCATTTCGTGAAGGTAATTGGGATGCAGAAAGAGTAGGTTATTTTACCCCTTATTTAAATACTGATAAGTTTGGAATTTTACAAGATGGGGAAAAATTAGTTGAGGAACTAGGTTTATCATTTGATGAGGTGTACAAACGTACAAATACATCTTATAAACCAATCAAATACTACTCTAGACCAGAAACAAAGGCTTACAAATGGTATTCAGATTACAAATCAGCTTCTTCCGTAGAAAGAATTGAAGCCTTTATTAAGTTAGGAAGACCTGATCCTGTAGAATATGCAGACGAAACAGGACCTGTATCTTATGATGTAGCTAGAGCCGCTGTAGAAAAAGTACTATCTGAACACGTAGCAGTTAAAGGTAGAGATTAAAAAGTATTAACCACTCTTTTTGACTCATGGTGTAATGGTAGCACTACGGTTTTTGGTACCGTCAGTCTAGGTTCGAGTCCTAGTGAGTTAACTAAAATTAAAAGTTATGGCAAATTACAAAATTCCAAAAACAACAAAAAAACAAAGAGTACAACTTAATGAGGGTCTATCTTCTAAAAAACAAGAACTACCAGATGCAAGAAAACACCAACAAATTAGTTTTATTAAATCAGGTATTCGTATCTTAGGTTATGGGGCTTTATGGTTTAGCTTGGATATAGCAGTTATTTTACTTATATTGAGTGAAGTAGTAGGTATAAAAGAAGAATTAGTATAAATAATAATTATGAGCGAAAAAGTAGAAAGTTACGTAAGAGAAAATTACAAAAAATTATATGGTAATAAACCATTAATTATTGAAGAGAAAGAATTAGTTTATTTAATATCAACTAATGAAGACGAATCCCCTTTAATTTTAAGTAAAAATATTAATAGTTAAATAAACAAATAAAAATAAACATTTCCATTTAAAAATGTGGTTACCTGGGATATTTTTCGTATATTTATGTGTTCGAATGGTTCGAACGATTAATTTAAAACAATAAAGGTTATGTTAAAATTTGAATTTTTAAAAAAAAGTGAAGTAGAAAAAATTAATAACAGATTTTCAAATGAAGATTCCATTGATTTTGATAATTGGAATTTAATGAGTGAAGAAGAAATTTTAATCATGGATGCAGCAATGTTTGTAGATGAAGCATATTGTGATAATAAATTTAATTCAATTAAAGAGTTTGCTAATAATGTTGTAGAAGAAGAAGGTGATAGTTTTGAAAGTACTGTAGATAGAATAAATAAGATGTTAAATAAAAATATTTTAAAAACTGTAAATTTATAAATCAAAAATTATGGATGTAAAATATAAGTATCTCAAAGAAAATACAACCTTAATGATTATTGATGGGGAACCTTTTTCTGAAATTACTCGTGTAAAGGATAATAGATTACAAATACTAACAGCTGATGGAGAATATTTTGATGATGATTTAAGAGATATTGAAGAATGGTGTATAGAAAAATATACAAGAGACCATATTGATAAATTCCCAGGAACTAAAATTCACCAAGATTATTTAAAATGCCTATAATATTTTCTAAAGACGGTGACGAAAAAATAGTTCCTTGGTCTCAATATCATAAAAGGTTTATAAAAACACATACACTTAAAGAACCATATAAAAAACCAAGAAAAAAGTTTATCCCTAGAGGTTGTGAAATGGATTCACCTATGTATGTACAAATTCTAAAAGAAATTGCTAAAGGTTATACTATAGAACCATGCATAAAAACGTATAAAATATTAACAACTAAAATTAAATAAATATGAGCAAAATTTATTACTTCAGTGCTTTATGGTGTGGACCCTGTAAACAGTTAGCACCAACAATGGAAAAAAGTGGTTTACCTTACCAAAAGGTAGATGTAGATAATGATACTGAATTATCCGCGAAGTATGGGATTAGAAATATCCCAACATTAGTAAAAGTAGATGCTAATGGTAATGAAATTAGTAGAATGACTGGTAACAAGCCTTTGGCTACAATTCAAAATTGGTACAATGGGTAAATTTCAATCAAGTAAAGTATTTGACGGTTTTTCTACAGTATTTCGTCCAACACAACGCAGGAAATACTCACTGTAGGTTTGTACATGGTTATGGTATTTCATTTAAAATTTATTTTGAAGGTGAATTAGATGACCGTAATTGGGTTTGGGATTTTGGAGGAATGAAAAGGGCTAAAACCTTAATCGATAATATGCAACCCAAAGAATGGATGGATTATATGTTTGACCATACTATGATAATTGCTAAAGACGATCCTGAATTAGAGGCCTTTAAACAAATGGATACTGCTGGGGTAGCACAAGTTAGAATAATCCCTGCAACAGGTGCTGAGAAATTTGCTGAATATATTTATAGCAAAGTTAACCCATTTGTATTAGAAGAAACTAATAATAGAGTAAGAGTAACTAAAGTTAAATTTATGGAGCATGGTAAAAATGCTGCCTATTATGTAGAAGATTAATTACATAGTGAACAAAAAACCACTTAAAAAAATTTATGGAACACAAAAAATTAAAACGTATTGAGGATTACGATAAAACCTTACCAATTGTTGAGGTTTACACAGCAGTTCAATCAGAAGGATCAAGAGCAGGTTACCCTACAGTAGTTATTAGAACCACAGGATGTACGCATCGCTGTTATTTTGGAGAAGGAGGTTGGTGCGACTCATTTTACACATCAATCCATCCAGAAAAAGGGACGTTTACATTTAATGATATAATTAATATGTACAAAGAAAACCCTCACATTAAAGAGATGATGTTAACCGGAGGTTCACCTACAATGATACCCCACTTAGTTAACGAATTAACACATTTTGCACATGAAAATAATATTTTTATTACTATCGAAACTGAAGGATCTCATTTCCTCGCCACAGACTATCCTATTAATCTCCTATCTATTAGTCCTAAGTTTTCTAATTCTGTTCCTGTCTTAGGAGTAGAAACACCACAAGGAGCAATTACAGACCAAAAAATGATTGATAGACATAATAAGTTTAGACTTAATTATACAGCTATGTCTGATATGATGTCTTACCACTCAGATTATCATATTAAGCCTGTTTGGGATGGAGAAGATAAAGAATCCTTACAAGAGATTTTAGATTTTATTAAAATTATGGATGTACCTCAAGATAAAGTATGGTTTATGCCTAGTGGAGATTCAAGAGAAGGGTTATTTCAATCGTATCCTTTAGTATTTGATTGGGTTAGAGATAATGGTTATCGAATGACTTGGAGACCACACATAATAGCTTTTGAGGATCAAAGATGTGTGTGTAAGCGTTTAAAGATGTAAGAAAGGTATATTTTGTTATATGTATAATAAAACATAGATATGACAAAATTACCTTACAAACATAATTGCCAACGTTGTAATACTGAGTTCCGTTCAAAGGGACCTAATAACAAATATTGTTCTAAAGAATGTAAAAAACAAACCTATTTTGAAAATTCAAAATTATATACTTGTAAAGTATGTAATACAAAATTTCAAGGGGTTACAAACAATAAAAATGAGTTTTGTTCTAAAAAATGTTATGGCTCAAGAATGAGTACACACCCTAAAGAATTTGGGATGACAGAACGTTCAGCTAAAATGAGAGAGAGTTGGGATGAAAGTTCTTGGAAAAAAAGTATTGAAACTAGAAAAGCAAATGGTAATATTATTGATTGGAACGTAGCAGAATGGAAGCAGTATTGGCGTAGATGTAATGATTTAACACGTAAAATACGTGTAAAATTACTTGAAGATTGGGATGGTATTGATTACATTGATGGGGAAAATATACGCGAAAATCTCGCATTACCTTACACACATGGTGATTATCCAACATTAGATCATGTTATTCCTAGAAGTGAAGGATTTAAACAAGGATTATCACCTTATGAAATTACAACTCCAAAAAATCTAAAATGGACCAAAAGAAGAAATAATAGTAAGAAATATAATAAAAAATTGGGATTACCGAGATAAAATTATTATATTCAAGTAAATATAGTGAGCAAAAAACCACTTAAAAAAATTAATAAATCAAAACAAATAAAAATTATGTCCAAAAAAACAAGTTATGAGTGGTTAGGTGAGTCTACTACTAACCCTAATATTATTCCTTATGATATGAAAGAGGGTACTTTATCCTCAACTTTAGATAGAAGTTATGATAATAACTTTAAAGCTACAGAAGAATATAAAGCATCTATGGGGGATTTGCAAAATGGTGCTTCATCTAACATTCAAGGTAGTCATACTAAAATCCAACAAGTTGGAATACACAACTTTAAATTACCACTAAAATTCCAGAAAAAAGATGGAAGTACTATAGAATTAGAAACATCAATAACAGGTACTGTATCATTAGAAGCTGAAAAGAAAGGAATTAATATGTCTCGTATTGTACGATCATTTTATGAATATAAGGATCAAGTATTTTCAATTAATTTATTAGAAGATATTTTAGGTGCTTACAGAGATAAATTAGGTTCTTATGATGCTCATATAATTCTTAATTTTAGTTTCCCTATTATACAACCATCATTAAGAAGTGGTTTAGAAGGATATCAATATTATAATGTATCTTTAGAAGCTAACCATAAACAAGATGGTACTTTAAAAAAGTATATCCATTTTGATTTTGTATATTCTTCAGCCTGCCCATGTTCATTTGAATTAGCAATGCAAGCTATGGAAGAAAGAAATAAAGCCATAGTATCTCATTCACAAAGATCAAAAACACGTATCACAATTGAATTTGATGATATGGTTTGGATTGAAGATTTAAGAGATATGTGTATTGATGCTTTACAAACAGAAACTCAAGTTATGGTAAAACGTGAAGATGAACAAGCTTTTGCTGAGTTAAATGGGTCTAATCTTAAATTTGTAGAAGATGCTGCTCGTTTAATCCATGAAAGATTAAGTCAAAATGATAAGGTAATAGATTTTAAAATCATCTGTTCTCACTTAGAATCACTACATTCACATGATGCTATATCAGTACTAATCAAAGGTGTAAATGGAGGTTTAACTTCAGAAGTACCAGTTGAAGTTTATAGAAGTTTAGTTTGTTAATATTAATATTTTAATTAAAAACATATAATGGCTTTAAAATTTGATAATAAAATAAAATTAAGTTGGAGTGACCTAGAAGATTTAATCAATAAATTATGTGAAAAAATTACTACAGAAACTCCAACCATAGACTCAGTAACTGGGATTGCAAGAGGAGGATTAATCCCTGCTGTAATGGTATCTCATAAATTAGATTTACCCTATGTAGATGCTGTAGGACCTAATACTTTAGTAATTGATGACATAGCGGATAGTGGAGTTACTTTAGAAAAAGCACCTGGGGTTTATACAGCAGTATTACATTATAAACCTCATACATCCTGTTTTAAACCCACAATATGGGCTGAAGAACATAAAAGTGATGAATGGGTGATTTACCCATTTGAGAGGTATGATTCAAAACCAATGCAAGATTATTTAAACACTAAAAAATAAAAATTATGAATTACTGGCAAGTAGATGTAAAATTAACCTTTGAAAATGAACAAGGTAAAGTACAAAAAACAACAGAAAAATATTTAGTAGAAGCAGTATCACCAACAGATGCAGAAGCTAAAGTATACAAAGATTTTGAAGGTGAAAGTAATTTTACCGTAGATAAAATTGTAAAAACTAAAATTATTAAAATTATAGAATAATATGGGTAAACAGTTAAAACTAGATTTAGGACCGTGTTCATCTCATGAAGGTGAAAATGTCCCATTTGTTAACGAAGTAGAAGAATTTAATGCTACCTTTAATAAACCTAATAACTATGAACCAACAATACCAGAAAAAAAGGAATGGCAATTCGTATACGACTTTGTACTTGAAGAATTGGAAGAATATAGACAAGCTTGCGAAAACGGAGACATCGTGGAAGTTCTGGATGCTTTGTGTGATATTACTTATGTTTCCCTTGGGAACGGTACTATGTTACATGGCCTTAAAGATAAGATATGGCCGGCGTATCAAGAGGTACAAGCAAGTAATATGTCTAAAACTTGTAAGACTAAAAAGGAAGCCATGGATACTGTCACCCTCCGCTCTAAAGAACAAGCTGAGCCATGTCATTTTGAAGCAGTCGAAGATAGATTCGTAGTATATAGAACACGTGATCGTAAAGTAATGAAATCAATAAATTACTTTAGACCTGATTTAACACAATTCTTTACAACAGAAGAATTAGCTAAAAATTATTCAGCAGAAACTATTATATAAAACTTAGGCTCCCGTAGGGAGCCTTCGTATATTCCCATTCAAATAAAAGTTATATAAATGTATAAAAAAGCATATACTGGTAATAAATTAAAACATTTAGGTCCTAATTGGGTTGAAATTCACCTTTGGGATGATAAAGACGATTACAAAGTAGTACCTTACAACAACATAGCATACCAGGAATGTAGTGAAGAAGAATCTTCACATAAAGGGTTAAATGGAGAATTTTTAAAACCTATATCAAAATGGTTTTTTTCAAAAAACCCTGATTATAGTGCTAAAAATACTCCTAATCTTCATTTCCACGATATGAAACCCCATCAAAAATTTTTGGTTGAAAAATATGGAATCAATGATGAACCTTCTACGGGTCATAGGGAAGTATTTTTTGATATTGAGTGTGAAATAGGAGGTGCTTTAACTGAAGAATATATTGAAGATGCACCAATGCCTATAACTTCTATTGCTTGGTGGGATAAACAAAAAGATTATTGGTCTATTCTAATTTTGGATAGAAAAAGCCAATTATCACATACCAAAACAGGTAAGAATAAAAACAAAGAAATCATACCTTGTTCTACAGAGAATGAATTATTAGCTAAATTTGTGGAAGCAATAAGAGAAATGAACCCTGACATATTAGTAGGATACAACTCAGATTATTTTGATATACCCTATTTGTACTACAGAATGTGTAGAACAATAGGTAAAGATTGGGCTGATCATTTATCTCCTATTGGTAAAGTAAATTGTAAAAAGAATAATAAATATTTCTTTAAACAAAACCAATATGTAGATATTGTTGGTATTGAATCTTTAGATTATATTCGTTTACATAAAAAATATAGTTGGAAAGATGAACCAAGTTGGAAATTAGATGCTATTGGGGAAAAATATGTTGGTATGGGTAAAGTTGAATATGAAGGAAACCTAGATCAACTATTTGAAACAGATATACATAAATTTATACAGTACAATTTTGTAGATGTAGAGATTCTTCAAAAATTAGATGAAAAACTACAATATCTTGCTTTAACTAAGAATATATCACATAAAGGAAAACACAATTATAGTGAAGTTTATGCTAATAGTATTTCACAAGATGGAGCAATTTCAGCATATTTACTCTCACAAGATATTATACCACCCCCAAAAGAACCTAACCCTCAAAAGAAGGATAGTTACGCAGGTGGATATCTTTTTTGCCCTAAAGCAGGATTGTATAAGTATATGTTTGATGAGGATTTAACATCACTGTATCCCTCTATAATAATGTCTATAAACATAGGTAAAGAAACATTCGTGGGTCGTATTGTAGATGCTGATGACCGTAATAATAGATTGGGACTTAACGATTTAAAAGCTAAAGACCTTAAGGAATTATTGTTAGTTGAAAATGGAAAACGTCAACAAACTAATGTAGAAGTAGGAGAGTTAATAAAAATAATTGAATCTCAAAAATTAGCAGTAGCTGCTAATGGTTCAATGTTTAGAACAGATAAAGAAGCAGTATTGTCTACTATTCTAAAAAAATGGTTTAAGGAAAGGGTTGTTTATAAAAACCGTATGAAAAAAGCATATAAAGCTGGAGATAAAGAATTAGGAGAATATAATCCATTTAATGCAATATACTATGAAGATCCTCTTGAAACTCCCTTTATGGTGCAACCGCTCTCCCTTCTTTTAGATATGGAATGAATTTCCAAACATTAAGTGAAGCAATCACATTATCAGGCCATAGAATAATACAAGAATCAGCTCTGTGTGCAAATCGTCACATGAATAAAGTTATGAAGGGAACAGTAAAGTTAGACATATAAATCCATGCAAGACAAAAGGTAATGCGTTAAACGCGCGTAAAATGCGCATAAATTACATAATATTATGACACTAAAAAAACAATCAATTAGAAAAAACCAAACCATTTTAGCTAACGATAAACCCTATATCCAAGGACGGAATTAATAGCTGAAAGTGAAAACTGGTCTGAGATACAAGAGAATTTCTTTAAAAAAATGATTAAACAAGGTGGTACTTTTAATGTTAATAAAGTTAAATATAGAGTAACCATAGCTGATAGAGATGATTTAGATTCAAAAGGAAACAAACCAGTTAATATGCCTCTTAGCACCAGGGGAAAGAACATTTTAAATTAAAAATATGCAAGTAGAAATATCAAATGGGGAATTATTAGATAAAATCTCAATTTTAGAATTAAAAATTCTTAGAATTGAAGATGAAGAAAAGTTAATTAATGTTATGACTGAATTTGATGCTCTTAATCCTTTAGTTATAGAATTATTTGAAAAATATGATGGTCAACTTCAAAACCATTATCTTGAACTAGCTAAAATTAATGGTGAACTTTGGGATATAGAAGATTGGATTAGAGATTGCGAACGTGAGAAGAGATTTGATAAAGAATTTGTAGAATTGGCTCGTTCTGTGTATATTACTAACGATAAAAGATGTGAAATCAAAAAATTAATTAATTTAGTAACATCATCAGAATTAGTAGAAGAAAAATCATATAAAAAATATTAATGAAACATTTAGAAGAAGTTCCTTGGTTTATATGTGACCCCGATGATACAAACTATTGCTCTTACATGGATACAGATTCAGTGTATTTAGATGCCCAACCTTTAGCCGAACATCTATATCCTGAATTTAATTCTCTCCCCGAAGATAAAAAAGATGAGCTTATAGAAAATATGGCTTTAAAATATCAGGATATAATTACGGATTATTATGGCGTTTTATGTAAAGAATGCTTCAATGTTACAGAACATAGACTTGAAATGAAGACAGAAGCAGTTATTAGAGCTGCTTATTTCAGAGCAACAAGAAGATATGCTCAGTGGATTACAAAACAAGAGGGTATTTCAAAAGAAACACTAGATATTAAAGGTTTAGAGTTCATGAAAGCGAATTTTCCCACCTATTTTAGGGGAATTTTTCAATGATATACTTCAACAAGTACTTAAAGGTGAAGAAAGAGATAGTATTTTAGAACAAATTAAAGTATTTAAAAAACAAATATTAGATGGTACTATACCGCTAGTTAAACTAGGTAACCCAACAGCAGTAAAAAAACTTGAAAAATATTCTGGAAAAAATGCTAGAGCCGGTGAAATGTTTACAGAAATCCTCAAAGGAGCCCCAGCCCCAGTAAGGGCAACTATTCGCTATAATGATTTATTGCGACTATGGCAATTAGATAAAAAACATAATTTAATAACCATGGCCGATAAGGTTAAATTTATATATTTAAAAGATAACCCTTATAAAATAGAAGCACTAGCATTCCAACCCCATGATATACCTGAAAAGATAAATGATTTTTTAGAAAGATATGCGGATAGACAAAAAGTATTTGATACTATATTATTAAATAAACTAACTGGGTTTTTCTCTGATCTTTCTTGGAAGCTTGATTTGAACCCTTATGTAAATGCTTTATCTTCCTTTGAGATATAAAATAAATTTCGTATATTACAATAAATAAAAACAAATGGTAAATAAGAGTACACTCACTAGCGTTATTTCAAAATATTATTTAAATGGATTAAATAATCAAGTAAAATGGCGTATTAAAGATAATCAACTTACAGTTTATGCAGGTGATAATGGTAGAGTATGTAAAGTAGTACATAATAACTTTAACCTTGAAGATGCTGAGTTAGGTATATTTGATACTCATAAACTTAGTAAATTACTTTCTATTACTAATGGTGAACTAAGCATTTCACTTGAAAAAATAAAAGCAGTTTATACTAAAATGCATATTGCTGATTTAAATTTTGATTTAACTTATTCTTTGGCTGATATCTTAATTTTAGGTAAAAATACTTATTATGAAGATCCTGATGAATGTGAAATACAAATAGATTTAACACGTGAAGATATTAGTCACTTAATTAAAGCAAAAAGTGCTTTAGCTGATGTAAATAATATGTTAATTACTTCTACCACAGATTTTGATGGAGTAAATGTATGTGAAATTATATTTGGTGATAATACAGGATTTTCAAATAAAATTACTTACCAACTTCGAGGAAATATTACTAAGGGAGATATCCAAATCCCATTCGATTCAGATATATTTAAAGACATATTAAGTGCTAATAAAGATATGGAAAGTGGTACATTAAAAATTTCAGAAGTAGGTATGTTAAAACTAAATTTTGTAACTGAAGAAACAGAAAGTGAGTATTTCATTGCGAGAAACGAATAAACCATATATGTATAATAGAACATAAAATGTGATTTTTAGGACACGCTGTTATGTTTAAATTAAAATAAATCGAGAGCTTCGGCCTCACAAAACTAAATGATATGAGTACATTATTCAATGAACGTACACCGTTCGACCTATTATTCCGTAACCTATTCAAGGCAGACGGCGCTTTTCAACCAACCACGTTTGAAAACAAACAACCACATCCATTAGATATTTTTTATGACGAAGAAGGACTTCATTTTGAAGTTGCCTGTACTGGTCTAACTAAAAAAGATATTCAACTAGAAATTGATGGAGATCTTTTAAAGATTATATATGATAAACCAACTGAAGAAGAAGATTACAGCGGTTATATCTATAAAGGATTAGCTAAACGATCTTTTAACTTAGGTTATAAAGTAGCAGCTAAATTCGAACTTGAGAAATTAGAAGCAGAAATGAAAGATGGTTTACTTCATTTATTTATTCCAATTGCGGAATCTAAAAAACCAAAATCTATTAAAATAAAATAAAAGTTTTATTAAAAAAGCGTGTCCTAGCGCATTTTATTTCGTATATTCACGTCTAAATAAATAAGTTATAAATGACAACAAAAAGAAAATCTATTCAGATTATTACCGACCCTTTGCTAGACCCATTCTTTATTACTAAAGATGAATACAGTTATACTGTAAAACAGAATGTAACCTCAGATTCAACCCATTTTAGATCTAAGGGGAATGCTAAAACCTACGAAAAATCCCTATATTACTTTACACGTTTTGACCAAGCATTAAATAAAATTTCTGATTTAAAATCAGATATGGAAAGCTTCAATAGTTTAGAAGAATATATTAACAATTATACAAAAATAAGTACTAACATTAAAAATTACACAGATGGAATTAGAAGCATTGTTTGATGCAGTTATTGTAAAACCAATAGAAGTAGAAGAAACTACTTATGGAAACATTATTGTCCCAGATTTAGGAAAAGAAAAAAATGAAACTGGACAAGTTGTTGCTGTTGGTCCTGGAAAGCCTACTATTACAGGAGAATTTATTCCTACTAATTTAAAAGTAGGTGATAAAGTAATTTTACCTACCATGGGATTCACAAAGTTACCATATAATGGAGAAGAATATTACGTTGGACCAGAGAACCAGATATTAGCAAAAATTAATCAAAAAGATATAAAAGAAAATGAGTAAACAAGTTACACTAGGTTCAAAAGCAAGAACCAATCTAGTTAAAGGAATTGACACTTTAGCTGATGCCGTAGTATCAACATTAGGACCAAATGGAAGAAATGTAGTAATTACTAATAATGGAGCTCCACAATCTACTAAAGATGGAGTTACAGTTGCAAAATCAATATCACTTTCAGATCCTGAACAAGAATTAGGGGTACAGTTAGTAAAACAAGCCGCAATAAAAACAGCTGAAAAAGCAGGGGATGGTACAACCACATCTACTTTATTAGCTCGTGAAATGATTAAAGCAGGTTTAAATGCTTTAAATAATAGTGAAAATGCAGTACAAATTAAAAGAGATATTGATTTAACAGTTAAACAAGTAGTAGATAACCTTAGAAATAACATATCAGAAGATATTTCAGGGGAAGAACAATTAGAACAAATTGCCTCTATCTCAGCAAATAATGATCCTGAAACTGGAAAATTAATTGCTACTGCAATAGATAAAGTAGGACTAGAAGGAGTAGTCCATATTGAAGAATCTCGTACTGGAGAAACTTATTTAGAAACTGTTGAAGGGTTACAATTTGATAGAGGTTATAAATCACCTTATTTTGTTACTAATAATAGTAATATGACTTCTACCTTAGATAATCCCCTTATTCTTATTGCAGACCAAAAATTAACTCAAGTAAAAGAGTTATTACCTGTATTAGAAGCAGTAGGAGCCCAAGCTCGATCTTTATTAATCATTGCAGAAGATATTGATAATGAAGCTTTAGCTACCCTTATTGTAAATAAAATGAGAGGTACATTAAATGTATGTGCTGTCAAAGCCCCAGATTTTGGAGACAGACGTAAATTAGTTTTAGAAGATATTGCTATCACAACAGGTGGTGTTGTATTTGATAAACAAAAAGGAATGAAACTTGATAAATTTTCTTGGGAATGGTTTGGAGAAGCTCGTACTGTAACAGTAGAAAAAGAACAAACTACAATCGTAGATGGAAAAGGAACTGTAGAATCAATTGAAGCACGTATTGAAGAATTACAACAACAAATCAATAAAGCTGCAACCCCTTTCGAAATCGAAAAACTTCAAGAAAGACTTGCGAAATTCACAGGAGGAGTAGCAATTATTCATGTAGGTGGAAATACTGAAACTGAAATGAAAGAAAAGAAAGACAGAGTTGATGATGCATTACATGCAACCAAAGCAGCTATTGAAGAAGGAATAGTACCAGGGGGAGGAACAGCATTATTATATGCATCTTCAGGTATAGAAGCTAAAACAACAGGAGCTATAATTGTAAAACATGCTTGTGCTAAACCATTTAACCAAATTTTAGTTAATGCTGGTTATGATGCCGTTAAAGGACAAATTTTAGCAGATACTTTAATTAACTCAGGTAATGATACTTGGGCCGGATATAATATTAAAACTGATGAAACAGTTAATATGAAAGAAGCTGGGATTATTGATCCAACTAAAGTAGCTAGAACAGCATTACAAAATGCAGCATCAGTTGCAGGTACTGTATTACTTACAGAATGTACTATAGTAGATGAACCTAATGATGATAAACAACAACCACAAATAGACCCAATGATGGGTATGGGAATGTAAAATAATAAATAAACAATTTAAAAAATGAAAAAACTATTAGTAATGTTAGCATTGGTGCTTGGAGTATCAACTAACGCTCAAACAAAATCTTATTCACTTAAGTATAACACTTTTATTAAAACCACTAAAAACCCTAAATCTACACTTAGAAAGGAAAATGTAAACCTTCATGTTATTTTTAGTGGAGATGAAAAAGGTGATGTTATTTTATTTTTCAATGAGTATAAAGTAGAAAGATATAAAAAAACTAACCAAATCCAAGAAGGAGTTAATAAACAAGGTAAATCTTTTAGATGGATAGCAACTGTAAGAGAAGATGGTGTACCCGCTTTATTACAACTTTTTGATAATAATGTATTACGAATCCACTATAGAGGTTATAATATAGAATACGGTTTAGAATAATAATCAATAAATAAAAACAATGAACAAACAAGAAATTTTTGAAATTATTGAAGAAAACTTCAATATTTTAGCAGCAGAACATGTAGGAACTACAAAAGCAAGTCAAGCACGAGCTAGAAAAGCAGCACAAGCTATTAAAAGGGTAATTACAGATTATAAAAAAGCATCTGTAGCAGAATCTAAATAATTTAATTGGGGAAGCTTTTGGTTTCCCCATTTATTTTTCGTATATTATATACATGGAAGAAACTAATAAAAAAATAGTAGAAGAAAACGTTCTAATAGCAAGACGTTGCCCACCATCTGATCGTTGGAGACTAGTCGCAAATGAACCTGATGGTCCAATCCATAAATCTCTCACAGACACACTTGAAGCATATATGGTTAAAACAGGGTTTAAAGGGAATTATAGATTAGAACCACTACAGAGTAAATTATACGCTATACAAACAGATGAAATAGAGGTAAAACCTGAACCTGTTAAAAAGTTTAGCTTGTATGGGGAATTTGGAGAACAATAATAAAAGTCGTATATTATAGTTATGAAAGGAAATAGTTTATTAAATGAGAAATACAGACCACTTACTTTAGACAAGTTTGTTGGGAATGAAAACCTAAAAAAAACAATACAACAATTTCTTGACCAAAATGATATTGTTAATATGCTTTTATATGGAGGGGCAGGAACTGGAAAATCTACTCTAGCTAAATTAATAGTACATAACCTGGATTGTGATTCTCTCCTCATCAATGCTTCGGATGAACGTGGTATTGAAACGATTCGTGATAAAGTACAAAGCTTTGCAAGTGTTGCTTCTTTTAAACCACTTAAAGTGGTCATTTTGGATGAAGCTGATTTTCTTACTATCCAAGCGCAAGCTTCACTCCGTAATATTATTGAAACTTTCTCACGTACGACGCGTTTTATCATGACTTGTAATTTTGTAGAGCGTATTATTGACCCTCTACAATCTAGATGTCAGGTACTTAAAATTGTACCTCCTACTAAAAAGGATGTTGCTAAACACTTAGCAGGCATTTTAGATAAAGAATCCATTTCTTTTGAAATAAATGATCTAGTACCTTTAGTTAATCAATATTATCCTGATTTACGTAAATGTATTAATACTATACAGTTATCTACACAGGATAATATATTAAAACTAGACCAATCGGTATTAGTATCATCGAATTATATAGATAAAATAATTACAGCGTTATCAAATAAAGCAAAATTCAACGATATACGTCAAATTATTGCTGATTCTAATAATGATGATTTCGATGAATTATTTAGAGCACTATACGAAAGATCATCCGAATATCTACCAGGCAAAGAAGGTACAGCAGCTATTTTAATAAATGAACACCAATACAAAGCAAATTTCCGTATTGATAAGGAAATAAATATTTCTTCTCTTTTACAACAAATACTAAATAATAAATAATAAATAATAAATAATAATTATGCAACAACAAATGCAACAACCACCAATTGACTTAAAAAACACAACACCTATTGAAAACTTTGATGGGGGTGTTTTATTTACACAAGGAGTACTTCTTCGGACCGTTAGCAAATTTGTAATGGGTACAGACGAAGATGCTCTACTACCAATCCCAGTTTTTTATGACCCATCAACTAAGAAAATTCTTAAATCATCGGTTCCAAAAGAACTTAGAGAAGAATTAGCTGATGAATTAATGGACTAAGTTTGAAGAATATCTTTGATTGGTAATGAAGAATATTTTTACCATATGTATAACCAAAATATATGGCACATATTTACAAAATTACTAATCCTAAAGAAGAAGTATATATAGGACAAACAATTGATTTAAAAGGAAGAATGCATCGTTATTCAACCGTTAGTAAATCATCTCTGGGTCGAAGTATATATAATTCTTTAAAAAAATATGGTTGGGATAATCATACTTTTGATGTTATTGAAGTCTGTGAGGAAAATAAATTAAATGAACGAGAAAGATTTTGGATCAAAAAATTTAACAGTTTTAATAAAGGTTTAAATTTAACAGAAGGTGGTTCAAGTGGAAGACATAACCATGAAACATGTTTGAAAAAATCCAAATCTATGACTGGAAAAACTCATAGTAAAGAAACACGTCAAAAAATGAGTGATACTAAAAAGAATCACCCAATGTATACTAAGGAATGGAAAGATAAAATGAGAAAAGGGGCTTGGAGTTCAAAAACAAGTGCTAAACCTATTTTACAATTTGATAAAGAACATAACCTTATAAAAGAATGGGAATCCAGCAGAAAAGCAGCTAGGGAATTAGGACTTCATATAGGTCCATTATCCAGTGCGTTAAATGGTAAATACCATACTTGTGGGGGGTTTGTTTGGAAATTTAAAGAATAAATTGTATATTATACTATATGAATGAAATATCAAATATATTCGATTGGCTTAAATGTATTAATACTACTAAACCCCCAGTCGAATCTTTTACAGATAAAGATTGGGAGGTTTGGAATAGCTATATGATACACAGGTTCATTAGCATGAATCCTGATTATATTGAAATAGTAAATTACGTACAAGATTTTCCACCTCAAGAAAAAAGAATGATTTATTCTATTTATAAAGAATTCATTCCTAAAAATAATAAATGGAGTAAATATATTAAATCTAAGATAAAACAACCTAATAAAGATTTAATAAACCACATCAAAGATTATTTTGAATGTTCTAGTAGAGAAGCAAAAGAATATATAAATATATTGGCTCCCACAGAAATAAATCGTATATTAACTAATAAGGGGTTAGATAAAAAAGAAATAAAACCATTATTAAAATGACAAAAGAATTATATACAATGTTAAAAACATCTGCTGAAGCAGATAAAGCTAAAGCATTATTATCACTTGAATTATTAGGTAATAAAGCAGTAGGTATTGGTGATCATTCAACAGAAGATTTTTATAAGAATGCTGAAAAAGCACTTGCAATGTTAGTTGATGCTGATGACAGATTATCAGTATTAAACATATACTTTTTAGATAGTAAAGAACAAATTAATGGGTAGTACAGTAAGTAAATACGAAGAAAATATGAGTAGTAGAGAAATTAGTGATGCAAAAAATGGTAAAACCATTAAAGAAGATGTAATTTTACATTTTGAAAATCAATATCCTGAATTAGCAGAAGAATTTTCAATTATACAAGAGGAACAATATGAATTGTTTGCTAGAAAGATGATGGATTACGGTTTAAATAATGTTACATTAGGTGGAGATATCGTTAATAACAGCGATGATAAAAAATTCTCACTAACTGGGTTAACTATTAGATTGACTGATAAAATTAACCGTTTAAGAAATCTAGTGGTAAGTGGGAAACAATATGTTAAAGATGAGGGTATGGAAGACACATTTATTGATATTGCCAATTATGGGATCATAGGAATGATTGTGGGGCGCAACAAGTGGAAGAAATAGTTTGGCTAAAAAGATACCTAAAATAGTAGAGGAAATTCGTAGTAACCCTCCTAAAGAGATTAATTTTGCATACCAGAAAAACATCTCATTTTCACAAATGTCTATATTTAGAAGTTGTGCTTATAGGTGGAAACTACAATATAAAGATAAGATAAAGAGATTTAACTCATCTATTCATACTGTATTTGGTACTGCAATTCATGAAGTAATGCAACATTATTTAGATGTAGCATATGAAAATTCTTTTGCTCATGCTGATAGGAATATTGATATGGAAGAATTCTTCCAAGAAAAAGTTTATAGGTGAGTATCAAAAACAATATAAATCTAATAAAAACGAACATTTTTCTTCTGCTGAAGAAATGAGAGAATTTTTTGAGGATGGTATTGCTATATTAGAATGGTTTAAGAAAAAACGTAGTAAATATTTTACTAAAAAGGGTACATACTTAGTTGGTTGTGAAATTCCCAATTGTAATTGCACCAAATAAAATGTTAAATAACGTATTATACATGGGGTATCTAGATGTTGTAACATATTGTGAAACAACAGATACATTCAAGATAATCGACATAAAAACCAGTACTAAAGGTTGGAGCTCTTATGATAAAAAGAATGAAGATAAACATTTTCAATTAATACTCTACAAAAAATTCTTCTCAGAACAATATGGAATACCTTTAGATAAAATTGAAATTGAGTTTTTGATTGTAAAAAGAAAAGTACTAGATTGGGATGATGAAAAAATAATGTCACCTCATCAAGCCTATAGAGTACAACAATTTGTACCACCTAGTGGAAAAATAAAAATAAATAGAGCTAGTAATGCTGTAAACGATTTTATAACAGAATGTTTTAGTTCAAGTGGGAAAATTAAAGAAATAGAATATCCAAAATCACCATCAAAATGGAATTGTACTTTTTGTAGTTTTGGAGATGATAAAGAATTATGTGGAGCCAAACAACATTTTTCGTAATTTCCTGTATACGTATATATAATAAAATAATGTTTTAATAAATAAAGACTATGGCCAATAAAGAAATGACACTAACTAGTGTTAAAGTTAAAAGTGAATTATTTCAAGAATTCCGTGTAGAATGTGTAAAAAGAAAATTTTCATTCCAAAAACTTGCTGATAGAGCTATCTATTTGTATCTTACAGATGAAGATTTCCGTAAACAAATTACTAACCAAATTAATTTAGATTTGTAGATTTCATGAATAAAGACTTTAAATATATCCCTAAGGATAAAAGAAAAAAGATACTTCTAATTTGTGATGATATTAGAGTACATTCTGGAGTTGCAACAGTAGCTAAAGAAATTGTAATGCATACCTCACAACATTTTAATTGGGTACAAATAGCAGGATCTATTAATCATCCTGAAAAGAATAAGAGGTTAGATTTATCACCTTCAACAAATAAAATTACAGGATTAGAAGATTCATCTATAATACTATACCCTTCAGATGGGTACGGGAGTACACAAATGATAAGAGAAATAATAAAAATAGAGAAACCAGATGCTTTATTTTTATTTACCTGACCCAAGATATTTTATGCATATATGGAATATGGAACAAGAAATTAGAAAAAATATCCCAATTTCTTATTTAAATATTTGGGATGATTATCCTGCTCCAATGTATAATAGACCTTACTATGAAGCTTGTGATTTATTGATGGGGATTTCTAAACAAACCGTTAATATTAATAAATTAGTATTAAAAGGTCATGAAGGTAATAAAATATTTAAATATATACCCCATGGAAAAGATATTACTAATTTCTTTCCTATCGATGGTAATGATTTAGATTATAACAACTTCAAATCCTCTTTATTTGGGAATAAAAAACCTAAATTTACCTTATTCTTCAACTCTAGGAACATTAGAAGAAAACAAATTCCAGATGCAATGTTAGCTTTTAGAGCATTTTTAGATTCACTACCAAAAGAAGAAGCTAAAGAATGTTATATGGTTTTAAAAACTGAAAAAGTAACAGATGCTGGGACAGATTTACCTAAAATAAAAGAATATCTTTTTGAGGAAGAATATAAAAATAATGTAATTTTTATAGACCAAAGATTGTCAGAACAACAATTAAATTGGTTGTATAATATGGCTGATGTTCATATTTTACTTACCTCTAATGAAGGTTGGGGACTAGCAAATACTGAAGCAATGTTAGCTGGAACACCAATTATAGCTAATACCACTGGTGGTATGCAAGACCAAATGAGATTTGTAGATGAAAATGGAGAATGGTTTACACCAAGTGCTGATATACCTTCTAACCATAGAGGAACTTATAAAGAACATGGTGAATGGGCATTCCCAGTTTATCCAACTTCAAGATCAATTCAAGGTTCCCCTCCAACCCCTTATATTTTTGATGATAGATGTAGATGGGAAGATGCAATGGAAAGAATACAAGAATGTTATAAACTAGGTAGAAAAGAATTAAAACAAAGAGGTTTGAAAGGAAGAGAATGGGCTTTAAGTGAGGAAGCAGGGTTTAATTCTAAACATCAAGCAGAAAGAGTTATTGAAGCCTTAGATACATTATTTGATACTTGGGAACCAAGAGAAAAATACGAAGTAATTAATACTAATGATTATAAAGGTAAATTTTTAAACCATAAAATTATATACTAATGAGTAAACCAAGATTTGTAATTTCATCACCATTCGATACCTATTCAGCGGATACGGAGTCATGATCTAGAGACATCATCAAAGCCATAATAGAATTAGATAAATATGAAGTTCAACTTTTACCCCAAAAATGGGGAGAAACTTCATGGGGTTTTTGTAAAGACCATCCCTGAATGGGAATTTTTATTAGACCATGTAGTACCACAAAATTGGCAACAAACCCAACCCGAAATTTGGGCCTCAAATTACCATACCAAATGAATTCCAACCTATTGGAAAATATAATATTGGTATAACTGCTGGAATTGAATCTACTGCTTGTAAACCTGAATGGGTTGAAGGATTAAATAGAATGGATATGAATTGGGTTTCTTCTAAATTTGCTAAGGATACATTTGAAAAAATGGTTTTTGATAAAAAAGACCAAAGAACAGGTCAAGTAGTACAACAAGTAAAGTTAAATAAACCTATTGAAGTTGTATTTGAAGGAGCAAATTTAACAACTTATAAATCCCCTCAACCAATCAGAAATTAAAACCATAGACTTAAAAGAAATCAAAGAAGAGTTTTGTTATTTATTTGTTGGTCATTGGATGCAAGGTGAATTTGGTCATGATAGAAAAAATGTAGGTGTATTAGTTAAATCCTTTTATGATGCTTTTAGACATAAAGTAGGTAAAAAACCAGCTTTGATATTAAAATCATCAACAGGAGTTGCCTCTTATTTAAGTAGAGATTCTATTTTAGATAAAATTAAAACTATAAGAGATAGTTATGGAGATGTTAAATTACCTAATATCTATTTATTGAATGGGGAATTTGATGATTCTGAAGTAAATGAATTATATAATCATTCTAAGGTTAAAGCAATGGTTAGTTTTACTAAAGGAGAAGGATTTGGTCGTCCTTTATTGGAATTTGGGTTGACTGGTAAACCAATTATAGCATCTGGATGGAGTGGTCATACTGATTTTTTACATTCCGAATATAACGTATTATTGTCTGGAAAGTTAGAAAATGTTCACCCATCAGCAGCCAATAATTGGTTAATACAAGAATCTCAATGGTTTCAAGTAAATGCACAACAAGGGATTAGTGCTTTAAAAGAAGTTTATAAAAATT